TGTTCGCCCATTCCTTGTTGGACTTAGCAGCAACGTCTGCAAGCTTTGCAAAGCCACCAAAGAAGCCCTCAGCTGCACTTAGGCGGTCAACCCATATTCTCCGCTGGATGTCAGCCATTCGCTCTTCATGCGCGTTCGTAAGGGATTCAGTCTCGTTTCCGTACTCTTGCAGGAGCCTTAGTTTTTCGTCGTACTTCTCTTGCTCAAGTTCAATCTCAGATTTCTGCGCTATCTCAAGCTCAAGATATATGGCTTCGGCCTGCGCCATGCGCTCAGCGTTCGCGTCTGCATACGCCTTGTTTTGCGCCTCATTTGACGCCATAGCCGCCGCTTCTCCGCTTGCGCCAGCATTAGCACCAGAGCCAGCGCCAGGAGCTACGCGCCCCTCTATTGCCCCGCCAAAAGTCCAGCTAGGATTGATAGGTTCAAACATGGCCGAAATTTCTTTATCGCGCCAAGCCTCAAGTTCTGCAAGATGACGGCCACCACCTGCGCGGTCGGTCTCTATCTTGTCTGCCCAATAGTTTTTACGCTCTTGAATATTGCGCTGCCAGTCTAGGAGTTCATCAAGCTCTCTAGCCCTGAGCATATCACGGTATTGCTTATCGGCTTCCTGCTGGTTCTTCAAGTACTCTTTCTGCGCGTCTTTTGCGCCCTGCACGTCAATACCACCAACAACATCGGCAGCGGCTCCTGTAGCACTTCCCTTTCCAACTGCTGCGCGTCCTTTAGCCTCTTCCTCTAGCCTTTTTTTAGTCTCGTTTGCAATTCTTCTTTGGGCTTCAGCATATGTAATGTTTTCTTGTGTTGACAGTCTAAGGGCTGGCAAAATCTGATTGATAATCTTCAGACGAGCTTCGTCGTTCTTCTTCTGTTCTCCTGATGCAAACCGGTCTTTAGAAATAACCTCTGCTTCTTCAGACATCGTTTCAAAAATATCGTCTCGCTGCTTTGCATATTTATTGTATTCAGCCGATAATTTTGTAACCGCTTCCTTTTCTCTCGCGATTTCACCAGTATTAAAAATGCCGCCTTGCTTTTCAAACGTGGCTAACGCTTGCTTGTGTTTTAGAAGCTCTCTGTACGCTTCTCCAGCCTTGTCAGCAGCAATGACGGAACGATCTTCTGCTGTTTTGCCTACTGATTCAGACGCAGTCAACCTATTTACCGTCTCAAGTACAGTCGCTAGTCCTTTTGCTGCTATAGCAGCAGCATTAAAAACGTTTATAGCGGCTTCACCCCAATCTCGCAGTGTACTTGGATTATCTTTTATCCATTGACTTATGCCATCTAGTTCGTTAGTAAATGCCTGTATAATCTCCCTAGGTGCATCTCCAAACGCCTCAAACAAAGCTATCTGCACATCGTCAAGCTGGCCTTTCGCCTGCTCCAGGTCGCCCAAGAAATTATCCATCTGAGTCTTAGCAACTTCAGCGGCAAATCCCTTTGCAGCCCCCTCAGCATAGGCTAGGCGCTCGCCATACTCAGCAACCCTAGCAGAGCTATTAGCCAGCACAATAGCGCCTGTAGCGGCCTCTATGCGGAATAGTTTCATTGCGCTCGTGGAGTCCATGCCCATGGACTTCAGCGCAGCCAGCTTTTCCGTTAACGTCTTTGCTTCAGGATGCGTCTTTGCCAGTTGCTTTGCGGCCTCGCTGGACGAATCAGACAGCACCGTGATTATTCGCCTCAGGCTAGTACCTGCCATAGAACCGCGTATGCCCTCGTCAGCCAAAACGCCAAGAGCGGCGCTCGCTTCAGAAACACTTATTCCGGCAGCGCGCGCGACAGGGCCTACATACTGCATTGCCTCGGTGAAGTTGCCAGCATCAAGCGCGGAAATGGAGAACGACTTCGCCATTATGTCCACGACTTCCTGCGTCTGCGAAGCCTCAAGACCAAACTGTTTTACAACGGTACTCGCAGCCGTGGCAGCGTCAGCCATCGTCATATTTGCAGCGGCAGCTAACTCAAGGACAGCCGATTCCGACGCTATCACCTGGCCTACATCAAAGCCGACCTTGCCTAGTTCTGTCTGCGCCTCTGCAACCTGGGAAGCGGAGAAAGCTGTACTTGCGCCAAGATCCCTAGCCGAAATCTTGAGAGCGTCAAACTCTTCCTTTGTCGGCTGCAATATGGCACGAGTGCCGGACATGGATTTTTCAAATTCTGAGCCCGTCGCTATGATGCTTGCTATAGCAGCCTCTGCGTAATTGATCGCAGACGAAACGCTGATGTAGGCAGCAGCCATTCCTGCAAGTTTTAATGTAGCACCACCTATTGCAGACGCATTATGCTCAACATGACCAGAATGCTCTTTGCTTGCCGTGCTGCTTTTCTTGACGCTTTTAAGCAGCTTATCGTTTGAGATTGCGGCTTCTTTATTTGCAGCAGTAGTCTCATTTACGCTTTTTGCCAAGTGCTCAGCAGCCGCAGCGGCCTCATTCATATTCTTGGTCTGCGCGGAAAGCTGAGCGCCCATTTGGTCGTTCAGCTTGAGAAGAATTTCAATTGTTTTTTTGTCGTCCATTTTTTGCACCGCGCTTTTTCAGCCTATTCATAAACTTTTCGGCTTCGGCTTTACGCTTGCTGTAAGCATTGGCGTAAGCATTGAAAAACTCGCTGCAATGGACAAAGTAGGCCGTCTGATCCATTAGCCCGCCGCTTACTGGAAAGATAGATTTTTCGTCCATCCACTTATGCAATCTGAAGAATTGTCCACACTCTTCAATCGCCTGCCTCACAGCGCGTTTAGGGCATTTTGGAAACTGTATAACACCGCTCTCGCCACACGTTTCACAGCCATCGCCTAGGCAGTTGAAACAAGGGATAGACCATCTTCCATCTTCAACATCAGAATGGCACCCCCATGTATCAACATGGCCTTTTGGCGTGCATTCATGCTCCTGGGTTTCCCCGGAATACATGAGCGAGAGCACGGCTAGTTTTTTCGGTCTGCTTCCGATGGATCAAGAGTGGACATGATGAACATGGCGAGCTCGGTTCTGATGTCGCCTGGTATGCGGCAAAGGAAAGACTCTTTGATTCGCTTGATTCCAAACTTGTCTTCTAGTTCTTCGCGTTCAACGGACAAGCCATCAAACACAGGGCCGGAAACAGAAGTGAGACCAACGTCTATGGCGGCGCGCCATAGCTGAGACATGGAAGGGTGTGCAGACGGATTCCCATCGCTATCGATAAAACGGTTCCACTTGGCTTCCTGGATCTTCCCTTCATCGGAAACGGTCAGGGCCTTGACGTGGAATTTTGCTTGCTGGTCTTCAGGCAATTCACGGTCACACGAAGGGACAAAAACTGTGCTCTGTCTCGGGTCTAGTAGTTTCATTCTGTCATCTCCTTATATTCGAAAACCCCCTTGGAAACAGGGGATATTGCTATCCCCTGAGCGGCGTTAAGGAGGCGAACCACCGCTTTTCCAAAATGTAAATAACGGACAGCCCACAAAAGAGCTATCCAGTTATTTTTAGGCGTTCACAGCAACTGGCTCAACCGCATATTCGGTCAGAATGCAGTCCACGCTGTCCAGGACAGCATAGGCACCAACCTGTACGCGCTTCACAAACAGGTACACTGGGTCGTTGGAGGAAATGCCGGAGATGTCCTTGTGGGAGATCTCAATAGCCTTCTTCGTATCGGTCGTGGCCCCGGTAATGGCAGCTGTTGCACCCGTGATTTCCACGAGGTCGCCAGCGGAATTTCCCGTGGACTTCACGCTCGCCCACACGGAATAGGTCACGCTGGTCAGGCTGGAGCTGATAGCGCCAAGGCCGATGTCAACGATGGTACGGCCAGCGCTTCCAATAGGAACGCCAACGGCGCTACCAATGGTTTCATTGCCGTTGTAAGCGGTGACAGCGGTGGCACGGGATGCAGGCGGGAACGCCTGGCGAATCTGTATGTTCTGTTCTTTCATGGTTTGTCCTTGTTGTTATACGGTAAACACGATCCACAGTTCATCATCGCCCGCAAGACCATTCATGCGGAAGGTAAGGTCCATGGTACTGAAACCATCGGCATCACCTTCGGGAACGGTCGTGAGTTGTCCATTGAGGCCCCAAATTTCAACGGTGTTGTCTGGGGCTACAGCGCGGAAGCCAATGGTAACGGCTTCGCTATTTGCCATCTTGTCAAACACGTCAAAAGACGCAGCCTTCATGGCTTCAGCAGTAAGCACGATCTGAGGGGTGCGCTTTGTCAACCTACCAGCGAGCAGCCCTGTGGTCTGATTGGCATCCTTGCGAACAGTAGACTCGCCCTGGAGGTCAACGGAAACAGATCGCACGATAGGCTGCACTTCCCCAGCGAGGCCCAAGTCCAGGAAGCAGCGGGCATCCACGAAAGTGGGGAACGCAGTATCTAGATAGGCCACGCCGGGAGTCATGGCCGCATCGCCAGTCGCGCCAAGTTTTCCGTTCATGGTAAACTCAATCTTTAGCGTACCGGACGAATCGGCAGAAATGGTAAAAGTTCCAGCAGCGCCGTCCACCGTCTTGAAACGCCCATCTTCTTCAAGCCTGAACGATCCTGTCTCAGGAGTGGATGCGGTGACAGGATGATAAGCATGACCAGCAGCAGTCGCCAAAGAAGAGGCGGTTGCAGTTGCTGAAGATGTCGCGCCTGTGATCACGTTAGTAGCATCAAACGTGCCGCTCGTAACCGTGATATATAGTTTCGTGTCGCCAGTCACACAAGCCTTCATGACTCGGCCAGTAGCAAGGCTAGTCGCCTGGGTAACCGTCTCGCCTGGAACGAATGGCCCACCAGTCACAACACCAATAGAAATAGCGCTAACCACAACGCTAGTCATTGCGCAGGCGCGAAGAAGAACGTCAATCTCAGGCTTCGTTCCAGCTACTCCAGAGCCAACCAGCTTTGCCGCAGCCTTAAGAGAGGCTTTCTTTTCGCCCATGGTAATGGGGCGAGGGGATAGCGATGCGGTCAGCGTGTCATCTTCAATAGGCGACATATCCACGTCAATGGTCGCCGAACTGATGCGCGTCTTGAAGTCGGCAGCAACGAACGAACCACCGCGTCCGCAAGTGGCCTCCACAATCGCCCCAAGTTGCTTCACATTGGCAAGCAGCGGGCTACACAAATCACTCATTTCAACCTCGCATTTTTAGTTGTTGACCTATATGTTATAGATACATCAATTGTAAATATAGCCGAATTGCTATCCGTAAGATCAAAAAGCGAGTGAGAATCTTGCTTGCACATCGTTGCTAGGCAAGTAGTGTTATCCCATAGATGATAATCACGATTTATACAATCGCGAATATCTCCAAGAATTTCCAAATGATTTCCAGCCTCAAAAGTATTTCTGTCAACGCACAATACAAGGCTCAATGCCATGTCACTATCCGTCTTATTTTGTACTTGCTGCGTGTCCTGCGTCTCGCCCATATAGACGCTTATAGACGGCGTAGGAAGCTCGTTGAAGTCAAAAGGGTGTGGAACTATGTTTACCACAGTTTCGCAAGCGTTGGCCACACGGACAAGCCAGGAATCGCCAATAGCATATCCTAGCTGAATGGCAGCGGTCACACCGGAATCCGCAATTTGGAAAGGAACGCCAGTCACAAAGTCAACAATAGCAGAAAACGAGATTGGCGCGTTTACTCCCAGGTCAGCCCACAAAGTTGTCTCAGTAACAGAGCATTTTCCTAATGCGGTAACCTTCAGCTCAAACTTCCTAGGGACGGAAACTGAAGGAGTCCCTCCAAGCGTTATACGCTGCGAAAGAGTATATGCGTTATCTTCGGATTCTACAAATAGTTGAGCGCCGCTTACCATGTGGTCGCGCAATCGCTCTACAATCAAATCAATAATGCGATGCTCAATAGTAAAACTCATTATTTCCTACTCGTGAAAATATCGTTGCTCATGGATTTGATCGTCTGTTCTACTCGCTTGTCAACGAAAGGCATGAGTCCAGCAGTACGGGCAGGGCGTATAACTTTCTTTTTCAGAACAAAAAGAATCCGGTTTTTCTTTGTGATCCCAGTACCAGTCACGCCATCCTTTGCAATCAGGAAAGCCGTGTCTGCGCTCTTTTTGTAAAACCGCAGCGGATCGCGCTGGCCTTCATTTTTTGAATACCTTGGGTTCGTTATCGCTCTCGCCTTAGCAGATCGCCTAAAAGGCTGTTTCTTTGGCGGCATACGCAATGCTTGGGCGGCTTGATTCGGGCCGTCAGGGTATCTAGGAACACCATTGCGTGTAAGAGCAGGGCCTACAGGTATAGCAAGCCATTTAGCCCGCTTTGGGGTTATCGTTTTTGCGACGCTCATATTTGCGTAAGGAACGCCAGCAGAATATACCGTGCCTACTATTGTGTCGCCACTTTGCGCGACCGCATAAGCCCAACTCTTTGCCGCTGCACCAGTACGGCGCGCAAGTCCAACGCTTGCGCCTGGAGCTGCTGTGTAGAACTTTTGTACAATCCCTTTATGCAGCCCGGCCACGTTATACACAAAGCGCTGCCTGGCCGCCTTTCGTGCGGCTTGCAGCTCTTTCTCAAGCTCTTTAGCTATCTGCCTGAAATCACTCACGGCTCAACCATTGGGCAATAGGAATCAAGCACCCTAGCCAACTCAGGAAGTAAGCCATACTCGTTATACGCGGTCGTGGCCGCCCCATTCGCCTGGGTTTTCGTGGCTATACTCTTATAACGCGAAAGTTCAAAATTCACCTGCATCAGCAAAGCGCTTTCAACATCTGGATATTCGTCCACAAAAGTCGCGGTATCGGCAGCCATTCCACCAGTATATGTGACAGAAATAGCACCCTGGTATAGGTCGTCGTCACGGAATATCTTTTGGTTGAAAAGAACATTTCCAGTAGCCGCATCTAAAACGAAATCACCATCGTCCGAATTCCATCCATCACCAAAAACAGTAAGTAAATCTATCTCGGTTACTGGATAACCTTTTAGACGAACTTCGCGCGTCCCGTCTTTTGCAGGAGTAAATTTTTCAATTCGCTCTTTAGCTTCTGCATGACGGCCTTTGCGCTCAAGGTATCGTATAACGGATTTGCTCACAGAGGAAATGCGCATCCCTAGCTGAGCCGTGAAGCTAGCCTTTGCCGCCCCATCAATAGAGTCTGGGAAAAAAGCGAAATACCTATCCTTTGTGGTCAGATCCATAGTTTACTTTCCTTTCAACTTTTCAAGAGCTCGCGCTTTAGCATCGCCATCGCTTGCAGGCGATTCTTTCACTTCTTCTTTTTTTGCAGGAACTTCTTCTTTTCCTTCTTGCTTTGCGTCTTCTTCAATTAGCTCCAACTTTTGCCGCTGGACATCCTTGGAAATATCGTCAATTTCAACAATCTCACCAGGGCCGTACACCTTCGCGACAGCATTGGTGTTGCCGCGAAGTACAACGTAATTTTCGTATGGAAGGACTTTGAACTTTGCCATTATGATTTTCTCCTTCTACACAAAATAAAAAAAGCTGGCCCCGATAATTGGAGCCAGCTTTATTTTGTTACCCTAGATTACTGAAGGGTGATGGTCTGCACGTATTGAGCATGGACGAAAGCGTCCTCTCGGCGAACAGCGCAGTTGACAGGAAGGACCGACTTGAAGGCAATGGCGTCGTTGGCAAAAGCCTTTCCGCCGATCGTGGTGCTCTCCATGGTCATACCTCCCCACCAGGTAGCCAACACAAACTCGTTCCACAGGCCATAGAACATATCGGACAGCCCAGTGCCGGAAGCCTTGGTCTTGTTGCTCACGATATGGCCAGTAGACACATAGGGCTTGTTCAGGCTCTTCAGGATCAGCTCTTCGTCGCTCAGCAGAACGGCCTCGGAGATGGTTGCCGAAATGGTTTCGGCCATCTTCAGGAACGCGTTTTCGTGGCCCAGGAAAGCGCCGCTGTTGGACAGGTACTTGCTAGGCACGTTGGCGCGCACAGCGCGCATGGATGCCTTGGATGGGCTGGTGCCGTTGGTATCTGCGGTAGGATTGTACTTGGTGATTCCGGGTATATTGGCAAGGCCCAGGGGGCGGTTGTCAATGCCGTTACCATAGAGCAAGCCCACAACCATCTGCGCAACGATCGCGTCGGCGATGTCGTTTTCAATCACCTGCACCAGGGCGTTGGACGCGCTGTTGACCATCTCCTTGGATGCATAGACCAGGGCGGCGGCCTTGCGGGGCTCCAGGGTGATCAGGCCAAACTTCATGTCGCTCTCGGTGATCTCCGCATTCTCACCAGTCCAGTAGCCAGTGGAACCACCAGTCACGCGTGGCATCTTGAAGTGGTATGCGTCCAGGTTGAGGCGCATGACGGGCAGCTTTTCAAACGGGTTGCGCTCGCGGATCAGGGTGATTAGATCGGTGGACAGCTCTTCAAACAGAGCATAGCCGCCATCGGTGCCCACGCCTGCCTGGATCGCACGGGTGCGCACTTCTTCGGCGATAGCACGTTCCTTGTCGGCACCGATCCAGTTGTCCGTAGCCATACCACGGTACATCTTGGCCTTGGAGAAGGACAGCTCGGACTTGCCAGCTCCAAGGTCCTTGACGATGGAGACGCCGCCAAAGCCCTTGGTCGCCTTGACCAGTGTCTCGCCCATCTTGTGTACTTCAGCCTTTCCAGCCTTGACTTCGGCATTCAGATCGTCAACGATCTTTTTCAGGCCTTCGTTCTCACTCTTCAGAGTGGAAAAGTCCTCGCCCATCTTGACGGTGGCCTGGGTGACAGCGGCAGACGCGGCCTTGGTGGCAGCTTCGGCGATAGCCTTCATTTCTTCTTCGGTCATCTTTTCCTCGTTGGTTTTGGTTAAATCTTGATCGGGTTCTTTTCAAGGTATGCGCGCAAGCAGTCTTCTTCTTCCTGCTTTGGCTGCGACTTGATTTCGGCTTGCAGGCTTTCCATGGACGCTTTCAGTTCCTTGACAATCTGCAATAGTTCGGAATAAGTCGCCGATTCAGCTTCAGCACCACGCTTCATAAGCGCGTTAGGATTTGCCGGAACGGTCACAGCGGAAAGCTCATAAGGAGCCCACTTACGAAATTCAATGCCATACTTTCCAAGGCCAAGCGTCTTGCGCTCAGCATCGTCTTTAGGATAGTACGCTTCAACGGAAGTAAACCCAACGGAAACAGCGTTGAGGGTGCGCGCTTTAAACTTCTTGAAAATACGGTCTGCGTCAGGGTCTTCTTCAAACGTGGGGAAGTAGACAGTAACAAGAACGGCTTTTCCATTTGGAGAGCCTTCTACGTTCTTTGCTTTCCACGCCTTGACGATAACGCCAGCAGAACCGGACACGTCGGAAATGTTGTGGCTAGTAATGAATGCTGCGCTTCCGCTCTTGTACCGAGCAAGGTCTGCGCCATCCACTCGCAGGATGTCGCCATAGGAATCAACAGTTTCATCACTAGCCACGAAAGTAATAAAGCGGTCTTTCTTGAACTCGCTGGAGTTGTCGTCTTTCTTGCCTTCTCCATCCTTGGAACGGCCAAAGGATTTGCAGATTTCTGCGTAGTCTTCATCTTCAATGTGGAAAGACTGGCCAAACGTGCGGCCAAAAACGCGCATAATTCCAGCGTTATCTTTGCGATCTTCCAAAAGTTGGTCTAATGTGCGTTCCATTTATAACCGCCTGTGTTTTAATAAATATAACGTTTTTGAGAATCAAGATTTCAAATTGTCAATAAATTCTTTTGCAGCTTCCAGGCTTTCGAGTGTTCGTTTTATGATGGCTCTTGTATCGCACCTAGCCACATGAAAGAAGTAAGTCCCGCAACATCCATATTTATGGATTAGGTGAGACTTATAGGTTTCTATGTGGGTGTTCATGCGTTCGCTTCCATTTCGTCAAGTACAGCAGCTAAAACTTGTTGCCTACGCTCTAGACGAAAATATTTATCTACTGCTTCGCCTTCTTCAAACTCAACGTGCATATTGCCACTTGCGTATTCATTCAGCACTTTCCCATGCTTCCTTATGATCCACAACATACGCTCTTCAATGACGTAAATACAAAAACGTTTCCACCAGTATTCAGGATTCAGCAAATACATTTTACTTCCCTCTCACCAATACGCAACGGCAATTAATAACCTCTTTTGCGCTCGCGTTGTTATCCTGTGGATGCGTCAGACCAGGCGCGTACTCATAGCCAATTGGCACACTCTTCATGCGCCCATATTGCTTATGCGTGTCACGCACACCATCGTCTTTGGCGGTTACCCATTGCTTCGTCTCAAGCTCAACGCTCATAACATCCCAGCGGGCCGTATTCATGGCTACGCCTGTTTCAGTCCTGGCTATGGTTGAGATTCTGTTATACGAAGTCTTGAACTCGTTTCCAACCGCGTCCATCACATCGCCACGGCTTCCACCAGCTTTGATAACATCAATGATTGACGCTTTGATATTCGCGGCTAGGCGCTGATTTATCCCTACAATCTTACTTGTTATCTTAGCTGCTGCGCTTGCTGCCTGGGCATCGGACTGGACAAACGAAACAAACCCGCCAAGTTCTTCGCCTACAGCAGTAATAGATGCAAGATACGTCTGCAAATGTATTGGGCCAATATCAGCGATTAAGGTCGCGTTCCATTTCGCTTGCGAGAAAACAACTTCGTCAACCTGTCCTTCAGTAAGCTCGCGCTTATCGCCTTCAGACTTTCCAATAAAACTTTTGCCATCAAAGAATGCATTCAGCTTTTCCTTTTGCGCAGCTTCAAGCGATTCAAAATACTTCTTCAATACAATTTTCAAGCCTGGGATAAACTTGTCAACGGTCTTTTTTTCAATAGACCGTATGATTCGTTCAGCCGCTTCAGTATCGCCTTCAGCGGCTAAGTCCTGGTCGTCCTTCTCGTCATTCATGCGCTTCAGAGAATTAGAAATCTCCGAGCGCATGTCGTCAAAAGGGCGCGCAATCCCCTTTGTGGACGATTCGCCATCGCCTCCACTTGGCTGCGCGCCGCTTGCTATCTCAGCAGGATCGTGTGCATTGTTTGCCCAAGGCTGATTGATTATTTCCATGCCCAGGCCAACCTTGCGGTTTATTTCATTGATCGGATAGCCAAGTCTCCAAAGCCTGGCCGCGACCTTCGCCTTCATTTCCTCAACGCCAAGGGCCTGTAGCTTCAGGACTGGCACAACGGAAAAATCAAATTCCATTGTTATTCCAGTCCCATAAAGCAAGCGGGTGTTTATGATTCCACAGAATACCATGGCCCTAGGGCGTATAACATTCAGCCAAAAAACAGAATCAAGAACTTCAGCGGTAGCGCGGTTAATATTGTCATTCACACCCATGTAGTGCTTTGGAACTTTTGTTGCTCCAAAGATTTCGTCTCGGTTGACTTCATACAGATTTTTGAAGTCCATGTCCTTGTTGTTTTGCGACTCAGCGAAATCCATTCCTTCTGGAAGCAATGGGATTCCTCCAGCGTTCTCGGCTCCCGCATAGGACTCCTTGAACTTGCGCGCATAGTCAAGGGCTTCGTCCTTGTCCCAGCGCTTAGTCATCTTCAGCGTGCCGCTCGCACGGCCACCCCTGCGGAAGAATCCACGGTTTACTTCCTTCGCATCATGGTCAAGCGAAAGAGTTGTCCCAACCTTGTCAGTCAGCTTGAGCCCTTCAACATAGGATTTGGGATTTGTCTTCCAAAAACGAACCACTTGCCAAATGCCAAGCTCAATCTGTTTTCCACCTACACGAAGAGTCCAGCCTGTCAAAATGTTTGACGACCTGTCCCTGTACTTCGGTACAATGTTCCTAGGCCCATAGACTTGTATAACGGAAGGAGTGTCGAGCGGGCCTGAAATTGGGATATTATTTTCGTCAAGCAGAAGCCAAAGAGCCACGCCTTCAATGTCATAGACCATTGAGGTCAATTCCCAAATCTGTCCAACGGAAAGAGCTGGGTCAGGGTAAGTAAGTAGATTCACCCATTGCTGCTGCTCGGTATTCAGCTTCTCAACACGCTTTCCATCCTGGCCATTGAATACGATAGGCAGACTTGCAAGGTTCTGAGCAATTGTTTCAATTCCACCAATAGCCCACACGGAATCAAATGCAGAACTATTTCTTGCACCCAGGCCAAAGCCTGGGCTAGAAGCGCGCGCCCAGCTTTCAAAGCCTGTGATCTTCTTTGTTATACCGCGAGCGATGCTTCTAAAAATATTCGCCATAGTTCCTCAGACAAAAATAGGAGTCGTGTCAGATACCCAATGTGCTTTTCTTGCCTGCCATGCGATACCCCACATCATAACCAAATCGCCATGATGTCCTGTCGCGCGTGACGCTTCGGCCTTTCCAAGCCCATTGTCTCTGAACACTTTGCA